CAGTCTGCTACTCCGGGGTTAAGAAGCCATACAAATTTAAACAACTCAGATCCATATCACCCTTGGCGATTTGGTGCGTTGTTTCTTGGCGGCGCAGGTGCACCCGATGGCAAGTACGAACACGAGCCAGTCAAGGATGGTCCCAACGGTCAGTCATTGATTACATCGGCTTACTCAGAAGGCGAAAAGCGTATTTTAGATCAAGCTTCAAAAGCGTTTGGTCCCGAAGCCACTAACCATATCAAACTTACACCCGATGGTTCTACCGAAACAGATTCGGTACACAAAGTTAGCCCAACTCGTCGCGTTGGCGCCATTGTTCTCAAAAAGAAAAAATGAAACAGTATCGTATAACTAGCGAACACTTTGTACATCAAGGTGAAACCGGCGATGCTGACGCAGTTATGGATAGTCATGATTTAAACGAACTAAAACGATTGGCCGGTATCACTGGACTGCTTGAAGCCGAAGCTGGGGTATACACTGGGCAAAACACAGTACCTCAGGCTGCGGAAACAGGAATTCAAAGTCCGGTTGGCAGCAACATCAGTTATACTGCCAACGATCGTAGACAACTAGAAGCCGAATACAATGCCAAGCCTGGCACCGATCTTTGGTTCATCATCAACTTTACCAAACCATTCTTGAATGGTAGCTTGCGTGATCACGTGGAACGCTATCTCAAAGAACATCCGCAGTATCGACAAAAGAAATTGCCCGGCGAACAATAAGTCGAGTAAATAGTTGTAACACACAACTATATCTATGCTCAAAAACAATCTATATCAAATTGATGTCTACGACAATCTGGTTCCAAGCTCGGCACAAACACTGATTTGGGATTACCTTGCACGACAAAAATGGCACGTGCAGTGGGACGCCGTTCCAGAAATACCGGCCAAACTAGACAGATACTATCCAAACCAGGGCAAGCCTTGGCTCACTACAACTCCTACATTTCCGACCTGTACCAGTTTTCATAGATGCTGTTTGGGCATTGAAGAATCCGACCTAGCAGAAAATCATCCGCTGATTGCTAACCTGTGGAAAATGATCAACAAAGGTCTAGGTGATGTTTGGGAATTGACCGGGTACCCAGAAGATATGTTTGACGAAGAGTATTCAGCTGAACGCAAAACCGAAGGCTGGCGCTGCTATGTCAACGGTTTGTATGGACAAGCAAATTCGGGCTCTTGGGGACCGCATAGAGATACTCCGGACCTCAACGATGATTCAACTGCAACAATTTTGTACGTGGCCAATCCAGTTTGGTATCCTAGGTGGGGTGCAGAAATTGTGTATTTCCCCGAGGACCCTGAAGGACTCACAGGAGATCATCAACAATTCAATGTTGGTGTACACGGACAACGCAGAGGATTCAATATTGGCTGGCCTGATCAAGGACGTATTGTCAGTCCAGTTCCAGGCCGAGTAATAGTACAGGATGGTCGTGCTTTACACAATACCAAGCCACCTTGCACTTCAATTGATCAAGTACCCAATTGGAAAATTGCATTTAGGGCTCGTAAGAAACCTGTGTTTGACTAAGCAGCTATCTTTTCTCGTCCCAGATACTGATACCAGGATTCTTGTTTGACACTGAACGGCATCTGTTTCCATTTTCCCACCAAGCTATAGTAGTCGGGACAATACGGTTTCATTCTGGGTTTGATCAACCGGCTACCTTTGGCGTGGTTACAGGCTTTACAGCTAGTAACACAATTTTCCCATACTGTTTTGCCACCTGCACTACGTGGAATCACGTGATCAATGGTCAGTTCTTCATAATCAAACACATCATCGCAGTACTGACACTTGAACAGGTCGCGCATATACAAGTTATAACGACTAAACTTAACTGATTTTTTATAGTGAAAATAGTCCCGGGTCACGCAGATACTGGGCACATTGATTGCAAGACGTTCGCTGTGGATTATCCAATCTGGATAGGTTTCCAGCACGTGGACTCGTCCCAAATACATGAGTTTGATTGCGTGTTGCCAATTGATTACGCTTAAAGGTAAAATGCTAATTGGCTCGTAATTAGAATTTAACAGTAATGTGTCTGACATTAAATATACTTATACAAAAGATTATTACAAAATGGCCAAAGACTTAGAAACCGCGATTATTAAGACACCGTACAAACGGATGTCGTATACTGAACAGCAAATACAAGAGCTAGCTCGCTGTGCTGATCCGGTAACAGGTCCGCAATACTTTATGGACAACTACTTCTTTATTCAGCATCCAACTAAAGGTGCCATACAGTATCATCCATTTGAATATCAAGAACGCTTGATACACACGTATCATAATTATAGATTCTCTATAAGCCTAATGCCTAGACAAACGGGCAAATCGACCAGTGCCGCTGGCTACCTGTTGTGGTATGCTATGTTTGTTCCAGATTCGACTATTTTAGTAGCCGCACACAAATACCTGGGCGCACAGGAGATTATGCAACGTGTTCGTCACGCTTATGAGAACTGTCCAGACTTTATCCGAGCCGGGGTAACAAGTTACAATAAAGGTAGCTTGGACTTTGAAAATGGTAGCCGCATAGTAAGTCAAACAACAACAGAAAATACAGGTCGTGGTATGTCCATATCACTCTTATACTGTGACGAGTTTGCGTTCGTTCGCCCAACTATTGCGAGTGAATTCTGGACTTCCATTACACCTACACTAGCAACTGGTGGTAAGTGTATTATTACATCAACACCAAACTCAGACGAAGATCAGTTTGCGCAGATCTGGCGTGGCGCCAACAAGTGCTTTGATGCACAAGGCAACGAAACAGAGTTGGGTATCAACGGGTTCAAGGCATTCCGTAGTGCGTGGCAAGAACATCCAGATCGTGATGAAAAGTGGGCCGCACAAATGTTGGCACAGCTGGGCGAAGAACGTTTCCGTCGAGAAATGGAATGTGAATTCATTATCTTTGATGAAACACTTATCAATCCCTTACACCTGGCAGAAATGTCTGGTATTGATCCAGTAGAGAAGCAAGGACAAATACGTTGGTACAAACGCCCTGAACGCACAGGAACCTATGTGGTAGCATTGGATCCCAGTCTAGGTACAGGATCTGATCCTGCGGCCATACAGGTATTAGAGATGCCCGGGTTGAAACAAGTGGCCGAGTGGCGCGATAACAAAACACCAGTGCAACGTCAAATTGTAATTCTTAAAGAAATCTGTCAGTATCTAGCGGACACAGCCGGCAGCAACAATGTTTACTACTCGGTGGAAAACAATACCCTGGGTGAAGCAGCTCTGGTAGCAATCAGCGAGCTGGGCGAAGAAAATATCCCAGGCACTTTCCTAAGCGAACCCAAAAAAGGTGCAGTGGGACACAGATATCGCAAAGGATTTACTACTACCAACAAAAGTAAACTGAGTGCTTGTAGCAAACTAAAAAGTCTAGTAGAAACACGACGTTTTGTTATAGCCAGCAAGCCGTTGTTGAGCGAACTAAAAACCTTTGTGGCCAGCGGCAACAGTTTTGCAGCCAAAATAGGCGAACACGATGATCTAGTAATGAGCTTACTGCTGGCAATACGTATGGTTATGCTGTTACAGCAGTTTGACAGCACATTGGACTCAGAATTACGTGATAATATTGACAATTTTATAGAGCCGATGCCGTTCATAATGATTTAAGATAAATAGATATATGAGTAAAGAAATAGAATCCATTGCCGCCGCATTATTTGATAAAATACGCTCACGTTTTGCAAACGTAACTCTGGGCGACGAACAAGCCAAGGCTGAAACAGACCCTTCTGAAGCACGATTTTTTAACTTCACATATTCCAGCGACGACGGCGCAGAATTTGGCACAGTAACTATTAGCCTAATTGACGAAACAAGTCTTAAAGTATATTATGGACAAAACATCAGCGGCGAAATGGATCGCGAGCAACGCAAAGAATGGTACGAATTTTTACGCAATTTGAGACTGTTTGCAAAACGCAATTTATTAACATTTGACACCCGTGACATTAACAAATCTAATCTAGATCTCAAAGATATCAAACAACAGGCCAAAGTGGACGACGTGGCAACAACCAGCGACGTGGCAATGACAGAAAGTCGCTTGTATGGCACACCGGGTCGTCCATACAACAGCTTTGCCGACAAAGGCAACACCAAAATACTAATTCGCCACGCAGACAAAGTCAACGACGAAGTTCGTGGCGCTCGTAGTCGTAGAATTCAAGAAATCTTTTTAGAAACCGAACGCGGTGAACGTTTCTTGTTACCACACACAAACTTACACGGTGCGTATGCAATGGCTGAGCATTTGAATGCCGGCGGAACCTTGCACGACGAACGTGCCGAACATATCAATTCATTGGTAAAAGAAATGAGTGATATGCGTCATTTTGTACGCAGTACCAAACATCGTCAGTTTGAAGACCAAGAAACAGCAGATATGACTCATAGTGCTGTACAACATTATGATCAGTTGAAACGTCAACTGCGTCGTATGCGTGGACCAAGAGGCTACAACGAATATTTTGAATCCTGGGTGCCAGATCGCTCCGTGGTTGAAGATGAAGTGGACGTAGATGCCTTGCGTGAACGTTTTGTTAAAAAGGTCTACGACGATCGTTTTACCGAAGCCCTACCAATTGTGTACAAAGCATATAAAAAATATCAACGCGAATCGGCCAACACCTTGGGTGCAGAGTTGGAAGAGTGGGCAGACTTGGTAGCCGAAGGCAACTGGCTCAAGCCCGACGATGCAGACCGTGCCAGAGCATTGATAGAACTATTAAAAACTCCTGTATCAGTTGGCATTGATGGTGTTGATGCTATTTCTGAGCTGGATCAATTGATTGGTGACGACGAGTTAAATGACAAAATTACCGAATTGAGTCACAGCCAAGGTCCTGACGCAGATGCAACTCCGTTGATCAAAAGTTGGTTAGAAGTTCATATGCCCGAATTATTTGCCAAAGTCACAGCAGAACTACAACAAAACGGTCGCGATCAGCAAACCAATTTTGCTCCAGAGACCAGCCCATCTGCACCAACCGGTACCGAATACGGCAGCACAACCGAACATCCAAATGTTTCAAATATGGCAATGGAAGAAGCCGACAGTTTGGATTTTATCCGCAGTTTAGCCGGATTGAGAAAATAATTTAAAAATCGTTTGACAAGCTAAATAGTATTGTTATATACTAGCAGGGTGCAAGTATATATCTAGGCACAGTAGTAAATTAAAGACCATCTTAAGGAGAAACATTATGGCTACAACATTAGCAGAAATTCGCGCAAAGCTTCAAGCATCAGAAAACCGTGGCGCAGGTAACAAACAAGCAGGTGGCGACAACGCTATCTATCCACACTGGAACATTGCAGAAGGTTCCACCACTCGTATCAGATTTCTACCCGACGGCAACACCAAGAATTCATTCTTTTGGGCTGAACGTGCAATGATCCGTTTGCCATTTGCTGGTGTCAAAGGTCAAGCAGATTCAAAACCAGTAGTAGTACAAGTTCCTTGTATGGAAATGTACGGCGAAGCCTGCCCAATCTTGGCAGAAGTACGTCCTTGGTTCAAAGATCCTAGTCTAGAAGAAATGGGTCGCAAGTATTGGAAAAAGAAGAGTTATGTGTTTCAAGGCTTTGTGCGTGAAAATGCATTGAGCGATGACAAGACTCCGGCTAATCCAATTCGTCGTTTTACAATCAGCCCACAAATTTTTAACATCATCAAAGCAGCTTTGATGGATCCAGAAATGGAAGAATTGCCAACTGATTATCAAGCTGGCCTGGATTTCCAAATTGTTAAAACTTCCAAAGGTGGCTACGCTGACTACAGCACAAGCAAATGGTCACGCAAAGAATCTGCACTGACCGCAGAAGAACAAGCCGCAATCGACGAACACGGTCTGTTTAACTTGAGTGACTTCTTGCCCAAGAAACCAACCGAAGTAGAACTCAAAGTTCTTAAAGAAATGTTTGAAGCATCAGTAGATGGTCAACCATATGATGCAGACAAATGGGGTGCGTATTACAAACCATACGGTTTGGATACTCCAAATGCCGCACCAGCCGCAGACGCTTCCGCACCAGCACCAGCCGTGTCAGCTGATCCTGTTGATGAAGATGATGCACCAGTAGCAACAGCACCAGTAGCTGCTCCAGCTGCCGAAGCTGCACCAAGTAGCAAACGTGCCGAAGACATCCTAGCGATGATTCGCAATCGTAAGCAGTAATAATCTTTCCTGATTAGGGTGTGGGGGCTTCGGCTCCCACTTCTTGCTTATGTTATCATATATAGATCCTATTCTATTTCCCGACGAGTGCGAGATACTTGAAGTATCTGCTAACCACTATGTCTACCCTATTTTTAAAAACGGTTCCAGCGGACTCAAAGAAAAAAGTTTACGCACACTCTCACCAGAACAGATAAGTAAAGTTGGTTGTGTGACGGTGTATCTGCGTGATCCGTTTGAACGTTATGTATCGGGTGTACAAACTTATCTAGCGTACCATCCTGAGTTTGATAGAGCAACTACTCTATCATTGATAGAACAATATTTGTTTCTAGATCGTCATTTTGCACTACAGTTTCATTGGATCATGAACTTGCACAGACATACCAATGGCATTTGGATAACTGTCAAGACCACAGACGAATTAGATTCAACCATTGGCGAAACCTGGAACACCTTGGCTAGAGATCAAAGCCTGATAAATCGTTTCCAAGACAACAAACAACTATGGTTTTATTTGCAGTTGGACAAGATACTGTTTGAAGACCTTAGAGATCAAACTGTCACATTTGCAATGATACTGGCACACATCAAGGTCAAGTACCCCGAACTATACAAAGAAACAATTCAACGAAGCCGAGACTTATGCGCTGTCCTAGACTAGATCATTTTGTACGCTTTAACCATAACGGAACAGTTAGTCGCTGTGGCCATATGGTCAACCCTGCACAATTTGATAGCCTGGAACAAATGGATTCTAGCGTATGGTTACGCAAAATACGTGAACAGTTTGAGCAAGATCTGTGGCCCAGTGAGTGTCGACGTTGTGAAGAAACCGAACGCGAATCCAACGTAAGTGTACGCACACACAGTATAGAATTTGACAGTCAACAAACACGCCCAGACTATCTAACTGTGGGTGGTGTGTTAGACAATGTATGTAATAGTGCCTGTATGACCTGCCACGAAGGCCTAAGCACCAAGATTGGCAGTTTGAAATCCAAACAGTATACCATAGTTGACAATACCAATCGCTTTTGGGCACTACCACAAGAGAGAATTGTGCACCTGGACCTGAATGGTGGCGAACCCAGCCATAGCAAAAACTACCGACAGGTCATACGCAATTTGCCGCCCAATGTTGAAAGTATCAGACTAAACACAAATGGCAGTACCGTATTGACCGAATTAGTAGACTTGGTCAACCGCGGCATCGATGTCACTGTCACCGTCAGTTTTGATGGCGTACAAGACGTACACGATTTTGTACGCTGGCCTATCAAGTGGGACAAGTTCTACGCTAATTTAATGGAATACAAACGTATGCCAGTCCGATTAAACTTATGGACCACAGTCAGCAGATTGAATGTAAAGCAGTTACCTGAGATTGTTGCATTTGCAAAGTTACACGGAATTGATCACGAATACGCATACCTAAAACATCCTGCGGTATTGGATGTCAATAATACCGATGAAGCAGCCTTAGAGGCATACATACAAGAACAAAAACAACTGAGAGGCATTGAGTGAAAATAGCAATTACCGGACACACAGCCGGCATTGGGCAAGCACTTGCTGAAGCATTTTATGGCGAGGAAATTGTGGGCCTGAGTCGGCGTACCGGACACAACATCAGAAACATTGCCAAAGTAGCAGATCTCATTGAGCCTTGCGACTTGTTTGTTAGCAATGCACAGGCCGGATTTGCACAAACAGAATTGCTGTTTGAAATGCATCGCCGATGGGCAGATTTAGATAAACGGATCTGGGTGATCAGCACAATGATGACTCAGCAACCGGTCAGCACAGTGGAAGGTATGGATGAGTATCGCATACAAAAGATCAGCCTAGAGTTGGCTGCACATCAATTGAGGTATAAGACACCACGTGGTCCACATATCACAGTGATCAGACCTGGATGGATTGCCACACAACCAGGTACTACCAGTCCACCGGCAGCCGATCCTGCAACGTGGGCTAGAATACTAGTACAAACATTTAGAATGGCCGAAGCTAACAATCTGGCCATTGCTGATATCAGCCTAGGTCCCAAAATATGACACCCAAAGACATATTGACCAACCCTGCATTTTGTCCTATGCCTTGGACTGGGCTTATGTACAACTTTGACGGCGACGTTAAAAACTGTATTCGTAGTGCTGGCAAGCTAGGCAACATCAGAGACAACAGCATCGAACAGATCTTGATGGGTCCTACCAATATGCACACACAGTTTAATATGATCAATCGTGAGCCAGGACCAAATTGTTCTCCGTGTTATGATCTAGATAAAGGTAAACGTGGTTTTGAACACATTAGCGATCGTGTGTTTTACATACGTGAACTCAAAAATGTGCCACCGTCTACTTACTCCGAACAAAATTTTGATCTACAAACTGTTGATGTACGTTGGACCAACCTGTGCAATTTTGCCTGTACATATTGTGGTCCCAAGTTCAGCAGTCGTTGGGCTGATGAATTAAAGATACATCCTGCGGTGCCCACTGACGAACAACGTGCCGAATTCAAACAGTATATCTTGGATCGTGCGCCCACACTAAAACACGTGTATATGGCCGGCGGCGAACCCTTGTTGATGAAGGAAAACCTGGAGTTGTTGGATCTACTGGATCCTGATGTGAATCTGCGTATCAATACCAATCTCAGCAAAGTGGACACTCGTGTGTTTGAACGTATATGTGAGTTCAAGAATGTACACTGGATTGTGAGCATTGACTCAATCGAAGAAGAATTTGAATACATTCGATACGGCGGCCGGTGGCGAGACTTTTTAGACAATTTGAGCACAATCAAACAGCTCAACCATAAAATATCATTCAATATGTTGCACTTTCTGTTGAACTACTTGAGTATATTTGAGTGTATATATTATCTAAAAGGATTGGGTTTCCATAACAACAGTTTTGTGCTGGGCCCGTTGTTGACACCAGAATACCTAAACATTAGACATTTACCAAAAGATATGTTAAAATCAGTAGAACTAAAACTGCAATATCATATCTCTGAACAACCAGGATATCTATTGGAAGATGGATTACGTAATATGCTGAACTATATTCAACAACCTTTTGCAGCCAACATTGAGCAGAGTCTCAAGGAAATTGCTGATTTGGATCAGCGTAGAGGTATAAGTAGTCAAGCAGTATTTAAAAGTTTTTATCATTTTATCAAGGAAAATCATTATGGCTAAACCATTCGACGTAAGTAAATTTCGCAAGAGCATTACCAAAAGCATTGACGGTATCTCCGTGGGCTTTACTGATCCAACAGATTGGATCTCAACCAACAACTATGCTCTCAATTATCTTATCAGTGGAGACTTCCACAAAGGTGTACCGCTAGGTAAAGTCACTGTGTTTGCTGGCGAATCTGGTGCAGGTAAAAGTTTTATCTGTTCGGGTAACCTAGTATCCAACGCACAAAAGCAAGGCATTTATGTTATCTTGGTTGATAGTGAAAATGCATTGGATGAAAAATGGTTACACGCACTAGACGTAGACACCAGCGAGGACAAACTGCTAAAATTAAATATGGCCATGATTGACGATGTGGGCAAGATGATTTCAGAGTTTGTTAAAGAATACAAAACTCTACCAGAAACAGAACGTCCCAAAGTGTTGTTTGTGGTTGACTCATTGGGTATGTTGTTGACACCCACAGACGTTAACCAATTTGAAGCAGGCGATATGAAGGGCGATATGGGTCGTAAACCCAAAGCGTTGGCTGCCTTGGTTCGTAACTGTGTCAATATGTTTGGCAGTTTAAACATTGGCTTGGTTACCACAGCACACACATACGCTAGCCAAGATATGTTTGATCCCGATGACAAGATCTCGGGTGGTCAGGGCTTTATCTATGCCAGCTCTATTGTGGTTGCTATGCGTAAGTTAAAGCTCAAAGAAGACGAAGACGGCAACAAGATCTCAGAAGTCAAAGGTATTCGCGCCGCTTGTAAGATTATGAAAACTCGTTACGCTAAACCATTTGAATCTGTCCAGGTCAAGATTCCATACGAAGAAGGTATGAATCCGTACTCAGGTCTAGTAGACTTGTTTGAAGGCAAAGACCTGCTGAAGAAAGAAGGCAACAGTCTGGTGTACACATTGGCCGATGGTGAAATTATCAAGAAGTTCCGTAAGGCGTGGGAACGCAACGAGGATTCTTGTTTGGATCGAGCCATGGTAGATTTTGTTGCCAACCCACATCAAAAGCAAGCCAACATCGAAGAGCTTGAAGCAGCAGTTGATGCAGTAGTTGAAGAAAAAACAAAGAAAACCAAAAAAGAGGAAACAGTAGAATGAGCATCGACGTAGAAGTTCTCATTGAGACATACACTATTTTAAAACAATATATACCTAGCAAAGATCGTCAGGAAGCAGCCGATAATCTTATGAGTGTACTGGTTGATATGTTGGGCGATGTTGAACTGCAGGAATTCGGCACATCTGACAACATATTGAAAAAAGCACTCAAAGAATACACAGCTCAAAACGACGAAGAGGGTGAAGAAGACAAAGATGGTGATTGGTAACAGTGGTGTAGTTGCAGATGTATTCAGTCGCACGGAAGTAGAATTCTTATTGGATCGACTGTCTAAACTGCCTCGCGACCATTTGTATCATACTGCTATCACACAGGATCATACATTACACAGCTGGTTTGATAAAAAAGTATTTGGCCGATTGAGAGAGTTAACTGACGAGCCAATGAGGTTGTTGTTTGGCGGTCTTATCAATGAAGAAATTCCGCAACAGTTACATTCAGACTACTATTACAAAAGTGTTGGCGAACCATACAAAGCATTTTTGATTCCAATGGGCATTGAAAATCAGTTTGAGGGGTTTGAACGTGTACACACAGTCACATTCAATGAAGCTGACACTTTTGTAGATTCCGCAGATCCTGTGCGTAAAATGTGGAAAAGAGTTGAGTGGAACAACAACAGACAACCAAAAGAGAACAATGCTCTCAAACACTTTGAGCAACATTTGAGTCATCTCAAACCTGAAGATCTGGAGTGTTTGACCATTGATCAAATTGTTCCTTGGGGTTTGGGCGGTGTGGTATATTGGGACGAAAAACAACTGCATTGCAGTGATAATTTTTTAAAAAATAACATCAAATCAAAACAGGCAATAGTCGTACACACTTATGTTCTATAATCGAATTGTAGCCGACCTTGGCGCATTGCCAGACTTTATTAACTATTACGAGGGTGAACTAATAGCCGCTCGTGCCGACATCAAGATACAGGGACGAGTAGAAAAAGAGTTGGCAGACTTACCGGGTCAAAGTGAACACCGTTTCAACCAACTGCAAGAGATTGAAGCAGTACTGGAGTATCTCAATATACAACTGCGTAAAATACGTCGTAAGCATTTTCAAAAATACTTGGAAGCATATCAGCGTGCCTTGACATCGAGAGATGCTGAAAAATATGTAGACGGTGAAGACGAAGTAATTGACTTTGAAACATTGATCAACGAAGTGGCACTATTACGTAACAAATGGTTGGGAGTTATGAAAGGTGTTGAATCAAAGAACTTTATGCTGGGACACGTGGTTCGTTTGCGTACAGCAGGAATGGAAGACATTGTGGTATGATAGACTGGAAGGCTCGTGCAGACGAACTGTTGGAAGAATTTAACTTGTGTTGCCGAGCCAAACCTCGGCATGATGCAATCAATGTACAATTAGAAAAAGATGCGTGTGGTAAATTTGCGTATCATTTGAGCACACAGCGATCTTGGGGCAGTGAAATAGAAATAGCAGAAGCTTGCCATCAACTTGAACCAAGATTGAAACAATTAAAAGAAAAACTAGTAATGGAGATATTAACCAATGGCCCTGTTTAAAAATGCAACAGCCAGTCACGAGCACAGCTTGGAAGTATTAAACCTTATTTACGGATACGACAGTTTTCTCGACAGCCTGAATACTGTTGCTGATATGGGCTGTGGCGTTGGTTTTGACAGCGAATGGTGGGCTCGACTTGAAACACGTGACGATCCTCCAATACATCGTAATTACACAGTATATGGTGTAGATACCAACATACATCAGATTGAGCAATACATCATTGAGGACAATCCAAATTTTAAAAAAATTGAAGACGACTTTGAAACAGTGATACTGCCTACCAAAGCCGATTTGATTTGGAGCCACGACAGTTTACAGTATGCCAAGAATCCGCTGAGTTGTTTAAAGCACTGGAACAGCCAGATGAACCCCAATGGTATGTTGATGTTGAGTATACCACAAACAACTTATTCGTTTAAAAACAGATTGACCATTGAAAATCACAGTCATCAATATTACAGTTTTAACATTTTAAATCTCATATATATGCTGGCAGTAAGTGGCTTTGATTGCAGAGATGCGTATTTTTATCGTAAATCAAACAGTCCCTGGTTGTATGCGGCGGTGTATGCAACCAACACACCACTGCCAGAGCATCCAACTTGGTATGATCTTGCTGAAAAAAATCTTGTCAATGATTTCTTAATTGCCAGCGTAGAAAAATACGGCTATGCTCGATTAGACGATCTAGTAGTGCATTGGCTAGACAAAGAAAATTATTTAATTACAAATTGATATGACAAAAATTGCAGTAGTAAGCGGCGGATTTGATCCTTTGCACAGTGGGCATATTGCGTACTTGAAAGCTGCGTCTACCTTGGGCGATTTGCTGATTGTGGGAATCAACAGTGACGAGTGGCTAGAACGCAAAAAAGGTCGCGCATTTATGCCCTGGAATGAACGACTTTGCATAGTAAACAATTTGTCCATGGTGGACGAAGTTTATACCTTTGACGACGAGGACGGTTCAGCGAGACACCTGATACAACAGGTTCAAGCCCACTATCCCGATGCCAAAATTATCTTTGCCAACGGTGGCGACCGCACCCCGGATAATATTCCTGAAATGTCAGTAGAGGGTGTAGAATTTGTATTTGGTGTAGGCGGGGAAAACAAAGCCAATTCAAGCAGTTGGATTTTGCAAGAATGGAAAGCACCCCGTACAGAACGTCCTTGGGGTTACTATCGTGTGCTACACGAAGTGCCTGGCACCAAAGTAAAAGAACTTACTGTAAACCCTGGGCAAAGTTTGAGTATGCAACGACACGCGGAACGTTGGGAACACTGGCACGTGAGTGAAGGTCAATGTGTAGTTCGTTCATTGACCAACAACGGATACGAAATGCCGTCACAAACTCTTAACCGGCACGATCAGTACAGTATACTGGTAAACGAATGGCACCAATTGGCAAACCCTTTCACAGAGCCGTGTAAAATAGTAGAAATACAATATGGCTCACGCTGTGACGAAACAGATATAGAACGAAAATAGCTAAATATGAATACAATGAACCTACAAAAATTAGTTGAGCTATTTGAAACAGCATTGGCGCCCGAACCCGATGAAAGGTTTGCTGATCGTAACGAAATCAAATATCTGGCAGCCAGTATGCAACGCGATATGCCAGATATTCGTTTTGAAGTCAAAAACGACAAACAAATTCCCTATATCCGTGTGTTTGGATCTGACAAAGCAACAATAGCACAATATTTTAAAGCAGTGGGTCTAGACAATTTACCACTGGAACCACTACAAGCATCACTGAGCAGCAAATATCGCGGCAACATTCTCAGCTACAGCGCCGGTAATGTGTTTTACAGTATTGTTGTTGCAGGTTCGGGCAAAAAAGACGACGAT